ATCCCCTAAATGTTTTGGTGGGAATTTAGGGGATTTTGGGGAATTTTGCAAAGGTGTCAGACGGCGTTTTGTTTTGTATTCAAATTTAAAACCATGAGGCTTTAGCAACCATCTATTCTATAACGTCTAATATATGAAGCCGCGCGCGATAAATATCCCCACATCGGCGCGATAAATCAGTCTTGATATTATTGCACCCTGTGCAACAACGTTACAAATCCCACCTTACTTGGTGGGATTTTTTACATCACGCCGACTCCGCCTGCTCCGTGTTGATGGGGTAGTTGGCAATTAACAGCTCGTCAGCCTCGGTAGTAATCTCCTTATTGATGCTGTAGCGCAGGCTGACCTCTTTAAACTGAAAGCCGGTGAAGATCTCCCTAATGGCCGGCACGTCGTTAATCGACAGCAGGAAGCGCCCTTTGATGTGGCGCAGCTGCTCGGCCAGCCGTTCGAAGTCGGCTTTGGCGAAGATACCTTTGCCGTACATCGTCTCACAGTCCCAATACGGTGGGTCGATGTAGAAGAAGGTACCGGGCTTGTCGTAGCGGGCGATGAAGTCGTCGTAGTTGAGCCGCTCCAGCATTATTCCCTGCAGTCGTCGGTGGCTGTGTTGCAGCTCCTCGGCCAACCTGTCGGCGCGGAACTTGGGCGGGCGGGTGCTGGTGGCGGCGCAGCAGAACTCGGCCACCTTGCCGCCGAAGCCCATGCGGTGCAGATAGAGGAAGCGCACCGCACGCTGGATATCGGTCAGGGTGGTGGGATTGCAATGCTGCAGCCGGCAATACTCATCGCGGCTGGGCAACAGGTATTCGGCCTGCCGCAGCAGCTCGGGCAGGTGGTTTTGAACACACCTATATAGATTGATGACATCGGCGTTGATGTCGTTGATGGCCTCCACTTTGGATGGCGGCTTTTTGAACAGCACCCATGCCGCACCGCCGAACACTTCGGCGTAGCAGGTATGGTCTGACGGGATTAACGGAATGATGGTACCGGCCAGGCGGTATTTTCCGCCTAGCCAGCCCCTAAGCGGACTGACGGGATTGATGTTGCCCATGATGCTTGCTCCTTGAAGTTTGGCGCTCACAGGCACTCCGGGTTATTAAAGAACCAAATTGGTTGACCACTTTGCAGCGCGGACATTTGATTTCCAATTGCCCCTCGCCTTTGGCCAACAGCTTATTACAGTTTTTGCAACGATATTGCATTTTTGTAGCCCTCACATTACCAGTATGTTAGAATCCGCCCGCCTCTAGAGGTGGCGGCCTTGGGTCATGCAGGCCTGTTCTGCGTGGCTGGCGCGGTTTGGTGGGCAAACACCGGCCGCGCCGCCGTCTCATCTTTCGTGTTCCCCGCCTATGTGGCGGGTTTTTTCATGCCTCTCTTTTTAGGACGGACACGATGGCGGCGAGGTCGTTTGGCGACCATCTCCAGCCTGCAGGCAGTCCCAGTGCGGCGGCACACCACTCGGAGCAAAACCAGCGGCGGCGGTTTTGCGGCAGCCCGAAGGCGATGCCCAATGCACCCCTTAGGTCGTAGCCCTGCCCCTCGGTGGCCGTCCATACCCGCTGCAGCTGCTCGTGTGCTTCGGGGGTAGAGGGCAGCGGGATCAGATCCCACTTGGCCTCAGGCAGCGGCATCACTTTACAGCGTACGCCGCCGTCCCGGATGGAGGCGGAGTAGCAGGTATAAACCGATGCCTGAGTATGTTCGCGCACCGCAATCTCGCAGTGGCTGTACCGCCCGCGTGTCAAAACACGGGTCAGCCCATCGGTAAACCGTGCCGCCCACACGCGCCAGCCGGAGCCGTCGCGGCGGCCTTTGTACAAGGCGAGGTAGATTTGACGATTACTCATTTGCCCACCTCGCCCAGCTTGTCGGCAATCGGCCTAATCTCCGCCAAGATTTCCGCCGTGCGTTTCTCTACTTCGGCGGCAGTCTTTAGCCCTTTCAGTTCAAACTTGCGCATCCGCAATGCGCCCAGTTTGCCCATGACCATGCGCAGGTTATCGGCTTGGGCAATGATGATGTCGGTCGCTTCGCAGGCGGTTTTCCCGGCAGGCTTGGCAAACGCCGCCACTTGTTCCGGCACATCGTCTTTACAGCCGCCGGCCTTGTAGTCACGCGCCTGTTGTTCGCGCAACTTATATTCGGCTTCAAAGCGGGTAACGTGGTGGTAGGCTTGCTCTACCGCATCATTGATGGCCTCCGTGCCTTTGTCGATGGCTTCGGCCAGCAACTGTGAGGTGGCGGCTTTATCTAACGTCCATTCTTTGCCGTTCCATTGGTGCAGATGGCTGGGCGCGGGGTCAGCCAATACAGGCTTGCCGTCTTTGCCCGGCATAATCACCTGCCCGGCAGATTGCCCAGCTAGTAACGCGGCGTACTGCTCAGGGCTAATCTCTAGCGCATCTTCAGGCATCCGGCTGTGGATGGCGCTGTCGTAAAAGGCGTTGTTGGTTGTTGAATAATGGATGTCCATGCTTTGTCTCCGGTCAATAGCCGATAGCGATAACGAACAGTTGTGCCGCCTTACCTAAGGCTGCATTTACGAAATTGTTTTCCGTGATGCTGAAATGGCTTTTTGAATTGACGCCCAAACTGGTTACATAACCGTTTGCGGTTCCAGTCCAAGCATTCCCGCACAATGCGCCGAAACACCGGTTGGGGAAGGCGATAGGAAATTGATATTGGCCGCTATAACCACCAATGTTTTTATTAATCCGAACCCACTGCATAATCAACCCGTTGGGCAGTTTCAGGTAGCCGTTGTCGGATTTTTCAACCGGGAATGCCCCGGTTATGGCCGTAGCTAGCACCGAATCCCAATCGCTGATTTGCGTGTGGGTGTGCGTGTGGGCGGCATCGGCCTTGCCGTCCGCCAAAGTCTTTGCCGCTTCGGCCTTGCCGTCCGCCACTAGGGCGGCAGTGGCGGCGGACACGGCTTTGTCGTAGGCAGTCTTGACTGCTTTGGAAGTGGCGGCGACGTCTTCGCGCTCACTATTTACTTCCGAACTAAATTCTGTTGGGCGCAGTTGCGGGTTTTGCTCCAAAATCGCCAACAACCGAACCATCTCATCACTGGTCAATAACTGCGATATCCCAGGCAGCGAGCGGGACAACTCCAAAATCTGCCGGCTCAAGTCTTCCGCCGTGGCGTCGTCGGTGGCCGGCACTTGCGGCGTACGGGCCTGCAACTCCATCAGCTGTTGTATCAGCATGGTCAGCCGGTCATGTACCGCGTTCAACACGTCGGGATAAAAGCCGCCCTGATTGGTCAAATCCACCTGCTGCAGGGGGCGCACGTTACTCAACACCACTGCCTTGCTGCCAGCCGGCAATGGGGCATCCAGCCGCACCGTGCCGCCGGGCTGAACATCCTGGTTGGCATTCAGCGACACCATGCAGCCATGCCCGTGCGACAAGGTGCGCTCCACCCCGTTTTCATTCAGCACCACCGCAATCTCGGTCGGCAGAAATACCTTAAAGCCGAACGGCAGGGCGGTGCTGCTACCATCGCCCAGATACACATCACTGCGCCTGCTTTCACGTTCAATCGTCATAAAAAATACCCTTCGGAGTTACCGTGTCTATGGTAACGCCGAAGGGTAAAAATCAAGTGTACCTGCTAGTTCTGCTCTTCGCTGAACATATCCAGCCCGCTCCAATCATCAATTTGCTCCCCATCTTTCAACACCCCTCGCACCGGCAAGCCGAGTGTCATGCTGATCAAGGTGGCCGTGTCGTACACCCCTTTACGTTTCTGCCGGTAGTTGGCATCCGGCTCTACCGCCTTGGCAACAGACCACGGCGCAAGCAAAGCCGCTTCCGCTACACTCAAGGCTGGCGCACCACCTAAGCGGCTGCCGTAAGTCTTGCCGTTGAAGCGGTTGTAAACAAAGGTGCCGACTTGGCCAACGCCTGGAATCATCGCCAACCCGTTCTTCACTTGGCCGTCCAGTAAGGCAGTCTTCAGGATTTCGTCGGCGTAGCCGTCGCCGTCGTCATCCTTCAGGCCGTAGCCGGCGGCGGCAATCAGTTCCGCCACCGCCGCTGGAAGGAAGTAGCCCATCATATACAGGTGCGCCGCCGCCAGCTTGTTCTGGCGCAAACCGCCCTGCCGCATCAGCTTCACGAAACCGTTACCCAATAGGTTGGCCTGCATATTGAAGTAGCCCATGAATTGCGTGAACAGGCGCACAAAGGCCGTGCCGCCTTCTGCCCGGCTGATGTCCTCCGGCAGGGTAGAGCCTTGCGTTTGGCGGATTACTCCGTCAGCGAAGAACGCCGCATCCGCCTCGCTCATCCCTTGTTCTAAAGCCTGCCGGTAGGCCGCCGTCCAGATGATCGGCTCCATGTTGTTGGCCACCAGTTGTTGCAGGAAGTAGGCATTGCGATTAGTCCAGTTCTGCGCCTTCTGGAATAGGTTGGGGTTAATCAGCGTTTCTTGGATAAAGTCATCCATAGCCGCGATTTCGTTGCTCATACGGCTGCGCATGAATTCCGAAAGCTCGGCCACCGACTGCTTCATCTCTTTGTAGTTGGAAACAAAGTCCAATGCTGCCGCCGTCATGTAGTGGGTTTTCACTTTTACCCCGGCCAAGAGAAAGCCGGTAATCTGCTGCACGGAGTTCAAAATATTACCGAACATCAGCGCCATCCCCGCACGTTGCCGCATCACAGACCAGAAACGGCTGAAGCCGCCATCCTCCTGAATCTTGGTTACGGTGCGCTGCTTGGCCGCACGGTTCAGCCACGGCATCAGCATGGATTCCAACGCCTTGTGCTGGTGGCGGTTCAACTCCGGCGTGATATCGGACAACAGGCGGCGCACATCACGCACCGGCACTTCCATATTCGAGAACAAGGCTACCTGTTCGGCGTGGCTCATCAGCCGCGACAAATCCAGCACCAGCGGGCGGTTGTATTCCACGCGAGCTTTGGTAAAGCCCTTGGCCGTGGTCGGGAAGGCATAATCCATATTCTCGTTTTCTTGGTTGGCCAGTTCGCGCATCTGCCCGTCCACCACCAGATCGGCATCAATCTGCGCCGGCACATACCCGCCGCGAAACTCGCCCCACGGGGTTTGAATCGGGTTGGCGGCAATCTCATCAAAGTAGTAGCCGAATACCTCAAAATGCGCCTGCTGGGCTTTCGGCTTGCTCTGCTCCAGCAAATCCCACACCCCTTGCGCGAACTGCCAATGCCGCTCTTGGATAACCCCTTCTTCCTGCATGCGGTTGATAAACGCTTCCCAGCGGGCGGTATTCAGCCCGTCCGGCATGTCTTCGCCCCAGCCGCGCCCGATCAGCAGCTTGCGCAGGTTGCTCTCGTTGCCGCTGTGCAGCATGGCGTGCAGCAGTTCGTTAAAGGTAAAGGTGTAGTTGAGTTCCGGGCTGTGGATTTTCGGGCGGTCGAAGTCTTGCTGGATGGGTTTCAGCAAAGCCTTAAAGCCTTGTTTGAACTCATTGGCTTGCTTGCGGTAGGCTTCCGCCCCCTGCTTGATCGGGCGGTAGATATAATTCAGGAAGCCTTGACCCATCGCCTCTGCCCAGCTTTCCACGCGGGTGGCGCCATACACTAGGCTGCGCAGGTTCCAACGAGACCTCTCCAGCTCACCAACAGCTTGGTTGGTAGTTACCCCTTTGGCATTCGGCTTGGCTGCCCGCAACTCTTCCCGCAATACTTCGGCGGTTTGCTTGCGGTCTTGCAGCTTGCCGTCAATCCGCACCTGGTGCTCACGCTTGGCCTGTTCGCGCAAACCGGCCAGCTGGTCATGGATGGCCTGCAATTCGTCACGGCTTAATTCTTCGAACTGCTTATGGGCGCCGTTGCGTTTCACATCGCCCAGCGCCCGTTCCCAAGCCTGCCGAACTGCCTCTTGGTTTTCGCCCTGATATTGCGAAGCGGTTTCCAGATATTCAGCCGCCGCCAAGCCTTTGCGCGGGGCAATGCCGTACAGCCCCACCACCGCCCGCACCACTTCAGTCAGGGCGGCATCATGGGTTTTCGCGCTTTTCTGTCGCGGCTTATTCGCCCACTTCTGCCATTGGCCGCGGATTTTATCCGCCTGTTGAAGTGCTTCGGTGGCAGCCTGCGCCAGCGCGGTTTGCAGGATTTGATTGCGCTTCTCCGCTGCCGCCGCTGCGGTATCGCCTTTCTTCAATGCGGCTTCCGCCTGCCGTGCCGCCTTGGCTGCCATACGCCGGTAGCGGGTGGGGTTCACATCTTTCAGCTGCAGGCGGCCGATGGTACGTTGTGCCGCTTCTTTCGCCGCCGCCGTCAGCAGCGTGCGGTTGCCCACCGCCTTGGCCAGCGCGTTGTATTCGCGGGTCAGCACGCGCAGCCGCACTTCGTTGTGCGCCGCCTCGTCTGCCGCCGCTTCAACTGCTTCCGGCGTGGCCAGTTCACCGTACCGTTGCAGCATCAGGTTGTCGGCCAAACCTTCCACCACCTGCTGCGGCGGCGGAGCCTGCACGATGGCACGGGCCAACTCTTCGCCCGAGCCGAAGTAGGGGTTACCGTCTTCATCCAGCACCATTTCGGCAATCAAATCCGGATGCCAGCCGTGAGCACTGTTTACCATCTTGCGCTCGCGCAGCAGCTGGATTTCGCTATCGTTCAAACCCAGTTCGCGCAGGCCGCCCTCGTCAAAGCGTACCGCATACACCGCAAACGGATTGGCCACCTGTTCGCCGGCCTTGGTTTCCTCGCGCGGCACAAAGGCCGTACTGTATTGCCGCTCGCCGCGATGCTCGTCAAAGAAGCGCTCTTCCAGGTCACGCAAATCCCATTTACCGTTGCTGTCCAGCGGCAGGTAGCCATACTGAGCCAGCCGCTCTGCCATCTCGTCGATACCCAACCCGTTCTTGCGCCGCAACACCGGATAGCCCGCCGCCACCGCTGCAATCTTGTCCTGGCGGTCAAAACCCCATTCGCGCACCAGTTCGTCTTTATTCAGGCCGCCCAGTTTGGCAATCGCCGCAAACAGGCTGTCGTGGGTTTCGTCTACCTGCGGGCTGAACTTTGGCGTTTCTGCGCGGCCGATCTTGTCCGCATCAGTCAGTTTGGCAGTCAGCTTCTGCCATGCCTGATACACCGGCTGCCGCATCACTTCGCGCCGCACTTCGGTTTCTGCTTCGATGCGTGCCGCCTTGGCCTCGCGTTGCAGCGCGCGCAGATGCCTGGTGCGGGCATTACGCCCATATTGCATATCGCGCACCGCCTTGGCGGATAGCTGTTCCTGCGCTTCGGCGGTGGCCGCCTGCCCCAGTGCCTGGTATTCGGCAAACTCTTCCGCGCTCATGCCTGCCGCTTCAGGGTCGTCAAACAACAGGGCCATGCTGCGGTTTTGTTCGGCCAGCGCGATTTCCTCATCGCTGGCCAGCAGGCGGTCGAACACCCCGCGCACCTCGTCGCTCAACTGCACGTCCAGCCGGGTCAGGTTCTGATACACCCGCAGCATCCAGGCTTTCATGCGCTGGAACACGCTGCGCATTTCCAAGCTGGGCGCCCTGCCTTCCATAACATAGGCTTCAAAGCCGCGTGCCAGCTGTTCGTGATAAGGCCGTTGCTGTTCGAAGGTAAGCGCATTCCATGCCTGCAAATCAGCCAAACCCAGCCAGTTCAAAGTCGCCTGCATATCCGTCAAGTGCTGCCGTTCGCCAACACTCAGCTCTTCGCCGCGTGCCGCCTTCGCTTCCAGCGCATTGGCGATATTCAGGCCGGTGTGTAGGAAGTAATGCCCCAGCTCGTGGATGGTGGTGGAGAGGTCAGCCTCTTTCAGTAGGGCAATGGTGTTGCTGCCCGGCATAAATGCGCCGCGTGCCGCCTGGTGCAGCGTAGATTGTTGCTGTGCATCTTGATTGTTTGCGGTATCAGCGGTAGCATTACCGTATGCCCCCTCCCCGTTTCGGACGTTGAGGCTTTGGTCGATGATGTTCTTCGCAACATTTTCGGATATTGCCGTTGGGGGATACTTCCGCATCGAAACCGTGCGGAAGTCTTTCTTTTTGCGGCTGGCTTCGGCGATATAGACCACCAGCGCATCATCAAACCGTTTCAAATATGCAACACGCTCCGCTCCCTGCTCAGACCGAAAACCAGTTACCACTTCATCGGGGGAAGTAACAATTTCAGGAATGCGCGCCAAATCTTCAGCCGTTACCGCAATCTGTCCGCGTGCCGCCTCCGCCTCGGCATCCCCGTGTTCTTTGTAGATGTGGTAAGCGGCAGATCTACTGATGGAGTGCGAGTATCCGTCAGTGCCGGGTAGTCCTGTATCGGCCGCATTTTCCAGCGTCCAGAATACCGCCTGATTTTGAGCGGCTTCGTTTCCGTCTTCAGTCCAAACACTTAACGCATCCTGCGGATTGGTGCTGTGCACCCAACCCTTCGGCGGGGCGGACGCCAGCGCCTGATTCAACGCCGGCGCATTACCTATATCCCCAACGATATTCAGCTTGTGCGCCTGCCACATTTCCGGAATGGAAATACCCAAGCGCTGCGCCTGTGTGGCCACATAGCTGCCCACCAACGCCGCATAGTTCTGATTAGCCTTGCGGTCGAACTGCCCCACCTGTTCCAACTGGCCGGCTATTTCCTGTTCCACCGCCTGCCGTTCGGCCTGCACCTGCTGTTGTGCCGCGCGTTCCTGTTGTCGTGCCTGTGCTTCCAACTCCTGCTGGCCTTCTGCTTGGGCGGCCGCCTTCTGCTCCGCCGCTTCCGCCAGCGATACCCCATCCGGCTCGAAGCGGGCAATCTGGCGCAGTGGGTCAACCAACTCTTTATTGGGAGAAATCAGCGATACCCATTCATTCTGCGGCACTTGAATATCCCCGCCCTGTTGCAAGGCTTGTGCATACTGGGCGGCAATGCTTGGCGAAGCCTTGGCTGCCGCCTCTGCTAAGCCGGATTGGTTCAGCGCCTGCGCATCCAAATACAGATGGTGTTTATCCCCCACCACCTCGTCCACCACTTCGCTAAAGGTTACCGGGTCGCGCTGCGCCAGCTTGGATTGCTGTGCCGCCTGGTCGATTTCAGCCTGCGCCTGTGCCGCCGCTTCAGCCCGCGCTTCGCGTGCCATCGCCCGGGCTTCGCGGGTGTTGCCCAGTATCTCGGTCGGCCCGGTGGCTAATTCGGCAAAACCCTCCATCACAATATCGCCAGGCTTGTATTCGCCGGTTAATGCTTGTGCTGTGGCTTCTCCGCCCATACCGCCGCCCACCTGCAATGCACCTTCGCCCCCTACCGCCAAAGCCGTCCTTGCCGCACCGCCGCCACGGGCGATATTTAAGAGCTTCCCGGCAAAACCTGCCGTAGCCGCATCAAATGCGCCCACCGCCATGCCGCGCCGCGTTGCCTTACTACGGGCTTCTGCCATCCAATCCTGCCGCCCCAGCGCATAAGTCAGTGCTTCCACTTGGCTCATACCCCGCAACTGGTCGGCGTGTTCCTGCATGGTTTCGCTCAGGCTGGAGGCGTATTCGCTGCGGTAGCTGCCCATACCCACCGTAGCCGCCATCACCAGCGGATGGATGCTGCCCACTGCCACCGCTTTCGCCAATTCCTGCGCCTGACTGCCGATGGATTCGGCCGCCGTATTGGTTACAAACCACGGATGGGTAAAGGCGAATTTGGCGGCATCCCAAAACGAACCGCTGCGGTTGATTTGCGCAAACTGCGCCGCATCCTGCTGGGCGGACCAATCCGGCGCGTGCACATCGGCCTTGCGCCGCTGGTTCAGGTAGGCAATCGCCGTATCGGTATGCGGGTTGTAATACACCCCGTTGGCTTTCGCTGCGGCTGCCCGTTGCTTTTGCAGCCCGCGCATAATCCCGCCCTCTGTGCCTTCCACCAGAATGCTATTCGCCACTCCGGTGTGGAAGCCGCGCTGAATAGATTCGGTCAAATCCCTCAGCCGCGAGTTTTCCACCCGCATCATGCCGCCGTAGCGGTTGGCGTTTTCTTCCAGCTTAATCAAGTTATCGATATCATCCTGTGCTACCCCAAGCCTTGTCGGGTCGGATAATGACTGCTGCACGCGGGGTGAATTTTGCACACGCTCAATCAACTGCCTCGCCTTCAGCAGATTGCGCGTATCCGTGCCGGTATGCTTAAACACCGCCGCCGGAATATTTACCGTCTGCGCCATCCGGTTGATTTGCGCCTGCTGCTCCGGATTAACCCCCACCGCCTGATAAGCGGTAGCCAGCATCTCGTCAAAAGTTTTCGCTCTTCCCTGTCCCATTATTTACTCCCCTGTTCATACCGCATCCGCCCGCGCTGCTGTGGCGAAGCGATTAACGCCGGCACACGTTCCTGTTCCAAACTATCCCAAAATACGCCGCGCAACATATATTCGCTCACATAGTTATCCATCAGCGTTTTGGTAACAAATTCACGCACTTCGCCCTGGGTCATATAGCGTTTATGGGTGCTATAAAAATCCCGGTTGGCCTGCATGATGTTGTCCATCAGCCAGCCGCGCTTCTGCAAATCTTCTGCCGAAGCATTGCTGCCTGTCTTGATATTGAGTTGTCGAGTTGCCCAGTTCAGCACCTCCGCTTCCACCTTCGGTACGGATTGGTCGCCGTCCCTCTCTTGGCGGCGCTTGCGTTCCAACAGGTTGTTGGCTTTATCCATGCCGATGGTCGGCGCCAGGTTGATGATTTGTTCTTCACTCATGCCCGTCAGTTTTTCCGGGTGGTAGAGAAAATCGTAGTAAATCGGTTTGGCCGCTTCCTCCATTTTGTTCTGTTCGCCGCGCACCAGTTTGTCGCGGTAGTCGTCCAATGCCTGCAATCTGGACGGGCCAAGTATCGTTTTGACTTCCGCCGGCAAATCCTGCACCCTGGCGCCGCTGGCAATCGCATCCAGCGCATTGCGGTTGGTTTTCTGTATCAGGTCGTTTTCCCCGCGCTCAATCATGGACACCCGGTCGCGGAAACTCCGCCGCACGTTCTCACGACGCCCCGGCGGCAACCGGTCGATTTGCCGCTCAATCGCCGCCATATCCCCGCCTGGGATGCGTACCATGCGTGGCTGCTGGGTAGCAGCTGGCTCACTGTCTCGCCCCTGTCGCCCGCCGCCAGCATTGGCCGCCACCGCTGCCCCAGCTGCGCCTTCAACCCTTCCTTCTTTCCATCCTTCCACCACCAACATAGCCTGCATGATGGCTTTGCGCTCAGCAGGGGTATAGTCGCGCATCCGCTTATTGCGCCCGCCAACTGCTGCCAACACACGCTGTTGGTAGGCGCGGGTATTGTTTTCACTGGCCGGGGCGTAGGCGGCAATCATTTGGGTCAGTGTTTTATCGCGGTAGCCGATACCGGCACCGTAATCCAGCGGGTTGTTTGGCAATCGCTTGCCGCCGTTACTCTCAAAAATCAGTGCTTCTTTCGCCCGCCGCCCCGCCTCTTCCGTTGGGAAGATAGCAAAGCGCCCGTCCGTGCCAATTGCCCCATGAGATTTGGCAAACGTGCCATACTCCATATTGCCGGGATTATTGTTGCGCCAAGAGCGCGAGCCGCCCATCTTACGGAAATTGCCGCCGCCCTGCGTAGTGTAGGTGCGTACATTGCCGCTACCTCCCGCTTTACCGGCTGGCGGGGTGGACTGGTTGCCTAAATCCACCATCCCGCCTTTCTGATAGGCTTCGGCGAAAGCACGCCCCAGCTGTTCATCCTCTTCATCCATTTGGAATTTGGCGATACGCGCCTGCAAATCCAGCGCCGTTTTGCCGTCCATCATCGGGGCATATTGGGCAACCATTGATTTGGCTTCGTCGTAGAAATTCATGTCCATCAGTCGATTCGCCCGCTGGCTCACCACTTCGCCCACCTTGGCGCGCAATTCCATCTGCGCTTTCTCCGGCGGCCAGCCTTCATGCGCCGCAATATCGCCGATGTTTCCTTCCAGCCGGGCAATCGCCGTGGCAAAAGCCTGTTCGGTCGGTGCCACAATCGCCCCACTGATGGTCACATCCATCCGCCCCTTCAACGTTTCTTCTTGGAACTTCCGGCTTTCAGCCATCATGTGCTTGGTTACGCCGTCGGAAAAATCCGCCTGGGTCGGCCCTACGCGATGCGCAAACATCTCCACTTGGGCGCGGTTGTTTAGGCTCTCCGCCTGGTCGGCAATAAACTGGTTCAGCTTATTGTTGTATTCATCCGCCAAGGAAAGGCCGCCTTCGCGATTCAGGGCGTTTAAGCCGCGCTCCTGTTCGTATTCCTGTTGCAGCTGCAGCCGGTAGTTTTCCACCTCTACCCATTTCTGATCGGCCACGCTTTGGTTGGCCGCCATCATTTGTTGCAGGGCTTGTTCGCCGTAGTGCTGGCCCAGTGCCATCGATACCTTGGCCTGCTGCGTGATGGCTGCGCCGGGGTCGCCCATCTCCTGCGCGCCGAAACGGGTTTGCGGCAGGGTGTTGGGGGCTACCTGAAAATTGTCATAGGTCGGTGTCTTCATGGTTCTGCCTCTATCGTTTCAGGGTATGGATGCGGCTGGTGCGACCGTAGTGATTACTGCCCAGCAATCGTTTCTCTTCTGCGCTCAGCTTGCCGCTACCGATGCCTTTTTGCCGTGAATACTTATCCCAGTATTCCGCCACCATCGGCGCAGAGCCAAGCAAGGTTTGCAAGCCGGCACCGGCAGGGTTGATGGATGAAGCCTGCGCCTGTCCCATCAATGCCTGATTGCGGTAATCGGTAGCTTGGCTGCGGTAGCCCCACGCATTGCGCAGGGCGTTTTCCTCAATCGTTTGGGCATCGATTTCCTTCATAATATCGGTAGCGGCCAGCATTTCCGCCGCGCTGCCTTCGTTCATCACAATACCGTTGGCGGCCAGCGCCGCCCGTTGTGCCGATTTCAAATGCCCGGCCTGCAAGGTATGGCGGGCGTATTCCGCCTGGCCGTGCGCCAATTCCGTTTTCGCGCCGGTTTCGGCAACGCGGGCGTTGATTTCCGCCATCCGTGCCTGATGCTGCAGGTTGCGCTTCTGTGCCTTGGCTGAATAAAAGCTGCCGGCGAAACCGCCCAGCAGGCCGAATGCCTGCCCCACCGCTGCGGCAATATCGGCCGCACCCGTGCCGCCGCTGTGCGGGCTACCTGAAAACCCGCCGCCCGTCGATGCAATCTTCATTCCTTCCCTCCTATCCGCCCAACACCACTTCTGCCGTTGCGCCCACCACCGTTAAAGGCAGGGGCTGGGTTTGGCGCACAAACACCTGCCCGCCGTCATCCCAAGTAGGCTGTATCACCACTTCGATATCGCCGCTGCGCAAGGCGGGCGGTTGGCCGTAAGGCTCATCGCGCCGCTGCTTGGCTTCGGTCAGCTTGTCGGCAGTCGGCCCTACCCAAATGCCGGATGAACGCCACACCCGCAGCAGTACCTTGTTCACATTCTTTTTGCGCCCTTGCCCGAAAGCACTATCAATCTGCGCCGCCACCGGCAGGGTTTGCATATCGCTCACTATCGGCAAGCCGACGTGTACCGTCTTGGCTTTTATCGGCAGCCTGATCTTGCCATCGCGCACCGGCGTTTCCGGCAGCACTGCACCGTCCGCCAGTATCGCCACCGTCTCGCCTTCCAAGTGTTCCAGCCCCTGAATTTCGTTTACCGCCGCGCCAGAGTAGCTCAAGCCGCAATCTACGAAAAACGCCTCTTCCTGCTGGGCGAAGGCGCGGCTCTCCAACCGCTCGACAAAGCGCCGCGTGCCGCCGGCCAGCTCCCGGCGCACCACGCAATACAGCACATCTTCTGCGCCTTCGGCCACCACCGTGCAGCTCTCAAAACGCCCCTTGTGGGTATTGTGCCGATGCCAAGCGCCGATTTGCTGCTCAGGAATATAGGTATTTCCCAACAGCTCGCCGGATGAAGACACAAACCACACCACCGGTATGGGGGCCTTGCTGTAAGTCATATCCGCAATATCGAAGCCGTCAAACAAATGTGGACTGCGTAGCGACAAATCGCCACTCACATAGCCGCCGGCCTGCCATGAATACGCCATTTCGCGCACATGTCCGCCGCGTGCCGCGCAGTAAATCAGAGTTGAGTTCACCACCACCGGCTGCACGTTAGAAGCGCCGATATAGGAATGAGGGGCTACCGATACTGAAGACGGAGTGAGTGCTTCAGAGTTCACCGTCTCCATGCGCCATTCCGCCGATGAAGTCAGCAGGATCAGCTTATTCAGTGGCACAATGTGGCGGATGGTATTGGCTTCACGCGCCGCCACACGGAACGCAATTCGGTCGTCTTCTCGGGTTGGGATTGAGTACGACATATTGCTTTCCGTGCCGCTCTTGGTCATCCAAATGTTCTGCGGTTGTGAGTGAGTGCCGGCGAATACCCGGCGCTGTGAGAAGTACGACACCGCCGCCGGGAAGCTCTTGCCCGACACCGCCACCTTGCCAAATAGCGCACCGCTGCCGACAGCAGCCTGCACCGTAATACTGGGCGCGGTATAGTTGCTGCCTTTTTTCAATACCCGCACCGCCGTAATGCGCCCGCTTTGCACCACCGGCAACAGCTGCGCCCCGCTTCCTGTGGCATCGCTCACCACCAATTCCGGGAAACCATCCAAGCGCATAGATACTTCCGCCGACTGCCATGTCCTACCGCTGATTTGATCGCCGCGCTGATACACTTTGGATTCATTACGGAACACCAAACGCGGGGCGGTGTAATCCCTCCCAGCCCGTATTCGGTCGATACGCACAATCTTGCCACCCTGCACCACCACATCCAACTCCGCGCCGCTGCCGCTGCGGTCTTCAATGCTGAAAAAGTCGCCGCTGCCTCCCTGCGGGTTGGGCGTACGGGTGCGGAATGTGCCGTCCTGAGGATAATTCTGCCCACCGCTCAGTACTGCGGCCGAAGCAATACCGCTCTTTTCCAAGTAGCCGCGCCCGCCATCCAATACCGCCACCGACAAAATACCGCCTGAAATAAATACATCGTCATACAATGGCGGCGTAGCCGACATATCCGCACTGATGTTGTCGTCATCAAACGTCGTGTCCGTAGTCTGCCCAATGTAGCCGTACAGTCCGTTATGCCGTTTGTACACTTTGTATCGGCTGGCGCCGTTTACCGGATTCCAGCGGATCGTGTTGTGGTGGCCTGATGTGTACAAATCATTTACCACCTCCACTTCAGCCGAAGCTTCTGATTCAGAAGTGCCATCTTGGGCGATCGCCGTGACCACATAACCAAACAGAACACCGCCTCCGCCGTGCGCTGTGGCCGCCACTCCTTGCGGAGCATCTAACTCCGGCTTGAAACGGATGGTTTCCAACCGCCAATCTGCCGCCCCGTAACGCTTCAACTCCATCGGCGGATGGTTCGGATGTACCAAAGTCACAATATCGGCCGACTGCACATAATGCACATCGAACAACTCCGCTTCCTGATACGGCGTAGCCAGCTCATAGGGCTGGTTACTGCCGTCCAGTAGGGTTGCCCCTTGGGTGTGAAAGCGGCAGTATTCATGGCCGAACTCAATTACTATCGTCTGCGTGGTCGAATAGGTAAACGGTAGCAGCCGCACCTTCCTATCCGCATACTTGGCCGCCCGCACAAGCTTCAGTCCGGCACGGTTCTCCACCGCGCCTTGCGGCTTCACTACGAAATTACGGCACAAAGCCAAGCCGCTTTGATACTTCTCGTCCTCGATACGGCCGAACATCTCCGGCGCAATTTCGCCGCCGGCAAAAGAATGTTTGAATAAACGAACACTACTCATCGCTGCTCCATCCACACCACTTTATGCGTTATCGGTAGTTGATACTGGTTGGCATCCGCCTCTTTAGCCTGAGGCAAATACACCGACACCATCTGCAAGCAGCGCTTCGCTTCCGCCGCCCCGGCATCCCCTTTCAGTATCGGCCCGGCCAGCATCGAAGCCAACTGCCAAGCCAAAGCTTCCGTGAACAATGGCGGGAACGAATTAGGCTCCACCGCTCCGTCTATCCACTGCCCCCACACTAAAGGCTGATTAGCCAACACATGCCGCCCCTGTACTACAAACGGCATACGTGCCCCATAGGCATCATGCACCGCCACCATTTCCAAAGCTTCAGCTGGCAGGGCAAATACATAAGCAAAGCGTGCATCACCCTCCTGATCTATCCGCTGCAGCGGCTCATAGCGCGTAGCAAAACCCCAATGGTGCAAAGCGAGCAGCGAGCGCAAAGCCTGCGGGTAGAAGCGGGCGCAATGTTCGGCCTGCACGCTGCCTTCCGGCGGCTGGATTGAAGCCACCGTAGCCGTATCGCCCAAGTGCGACAAAGCAAGATTGCAAATCGTTACTGCGTTGCTCATCATCTACTCCAAAGAAAACCGCCTGCCGGCCGGTTTGGCAGGTCAGGCGGTTGGTTTACTCTGCTTCGCCTTTAGCTACCGGCTCTGCTTCGTCCTCAGCTACCGGCTCAAACCACAAGGCTGTTTCCCCAGCGGCCACATAGAAGCGTTCGCCACGCTGTCGGATTTGGCCGTAGAAGCCGGCTGAGGTAGCCTCTACCAGCTGGAAGCTGTCTTCCGGCACCTGTTCCGGCGTCTGTTCCGGTGTCTTTTCTTTACGTGCCATAGCTACCTCCTACTTGATACTCGGGCTATCAGCCGGCGGAGTATTAGCCTGCAAGCCGGCCACAATCTGTGCTGAGAATTTGCCGATGCCCACCACGCCGTCCACGGTGTAGTTCAAGCGTACGAAGCGCTTATGCTTAATCGGCATCGGCAGCACCACCTGGGCGCCGGCTTTCAAATCAGCTGCCGGCACCACGCCGTTTAAGGCATCGGCATAGCCGCTGCCGGCAGTGTCGCTGTGCTGCAGGGCAAAGTTGATTTTGCCAGTACCGCTGACCGCTTCAGCCACGGTAACCACCACATACAAGGGCTGGCTGTTCAAGCCAAGATTAGGGGTAGGCTGGCCGAAGTCCACCTCGTGAGTAGAGGGAGCAGTAGTGATCACAGTCTGCTTGTCGGAAAGTTGCAGGAATTTATCGATAATCATGTCATAGCTCCTTATTTAACCTGCGCTTCGCTCAACAGAAGCGCATCACTGCGTTTCACCGGAATACCGTCAAACGACACCACGTGCTTACCGGCCACCTGTTCCATAGTCAGAGTCGAGCCCACCACCTTATTGGCAATCTGGCGGCGCAGGAAGCTGCGTACTTTGCGGTTCACATAGAACACCGCGCGGCCCATATTGGCGTTCGGCAGCAACTCAATAGCCTGGGTCATCAGGTCGATCAGGTCGGCACCGGCTTGGGCATCCTTGGTCAGCTGTTGCCAGTTGATATTGGCAATGCGCACCACATAACGCCAATCGCGCAGGGTCAGGCCGGCATCCCATTTGTAGTGGGTACGGTAGGCTTGATACTCGCCGCCGTCGGCATCTTTCACCGTATCTTCGCCCAAATCACGGATAACCAAACCAGCCTTACTGCCTTTCGGATAAATGCCGTGCAGGGTATTCGGCCCCCATACGCACAACCAAATCGAAGTCAGGTCATTGCCCGTGCCGCCGGCATCAATGATGTTCTGGCCGTTTTCCGCTGCCTTGCTGTTGAAGCGCGGAGCCAAGCCGGTAAAGCGTTGCGGCGTGGCAGAGGTATCACCATAGAACAAGGTGCTGGCCAAGTTCTGGTTCATACCCTCCACGAAAGCACGCTCTTCACTCAAGCGCCAAGCGGCCGAATTACCGTTCAAATCGGCCAGCGCCTTATCGGTCAGCGCGTAGCTTTCCAGCATCCCCATGCTGTCTTTGATGGTAACCGTGGTTGATTTCTCCGGCTGCACACCGTAGTTCAGCATACGCCAAGTACCCTGCGGCAAACCGCTGCGCACCGTAGTCTTATGCTCAGTGAAGCCGTTGGCTTCCATCCACGTGGCATCTTCCAGAATTTCATTGGTTTCCGTCAGCATTTCGATGATATCGGAGATATTCCCCTTGTCATCCATGCGGCTGGCCACATCGGCCAAAGTTGGATTGTTACTTTTCAATACACCCATTGCTTACCCCTTTTAAGGATTCATGTTGCTTGCGTTGTAAAAACTCTGCGCCGAACGCGCCTCCCCCTTGTTGCCATTGACCATGCCGTCTTCCCGCAAGGTCAAGCCAACCCGGTAGAACATCCGGATAAAGGCCGGATGGTTGCCCAAGCCGGACTGATTGAGTAAATCAGACAATTCCGGCGAGCCGTATTGCTGCAAGGCACGCTTCGCCACCGCCATGTTTTCGTTCAGTTTGTCGCCGCCAAACTCTGCATCCGTGCGCGATTGCTGCGCCCATTGATTGCTTAAAGCCTCCATCTGCGCACTATGGCGCTGCTCCAACATAGCCGACATACGACCCAGCATCAGATTGGCCTGATCGTTATCCAAGCCGATTTCACGCGCCGCCGCCTCGTATTCCTTCAGCACATCGGCATCGTATTCTTTGCCTTCTGTCACCGTGAATTGATACTGCTCCGGCACAGCCGGTTTTTCTTGCTGCTCAGTCGCGGCTGGCTGTTCCGGTTCGGCAGGCTGCTGCGCTTCCGCCACCGCTTGCCCTTGCTCCGGCGCTACCTCTTCCGCCGCCGCTTCCGTGATTAAAGTCTCATCGCTCATCGCGTGTTTCCCTCATCATCAAATCGTATTCATCCGGGCATTCGCGCATTACCCAGTCCAACAGCCACAAGCCGAGATTGCGCTGCCCTTCGGCAAATGCCATCCGCAACGGCTCAGGGTTGAATACCGAACGCCACACGCCGGCCTGTTCCAGCAAACGCCACACCACCCGCCGTCCGGCCGGCAGCTTCATCAGCGCCCGAATATCCGACTGCATCGCTTCCTGTTTCATTGCCCCTCCAGCTGTCTGCCGCTACTCTAATACAAGTCCTGAAAAATCAAGTGTAACTGTAAAATTTAGTAAAATATCAGGCAAAAAAAGCAGCCCGGAGGCTGCTCATGTGTGATGGATACATCACGCGTTCAGTTGGTGATAGCGGGCTTTCTCTTCACTATCGCCATCCCAGGGGAAGTATTCAAAGTATTCACTGTCCGGCAGCTTAATACCCGTTACCTTACCGCAACCTTGCTGTAAATGCCTTCAAGACATACGGCTATGCGGTCGGAGGTGTCTTTGTCCGCATATCCCCGCAACACTTCGAGGGCTGCGACGGCTCTTTTCAGGCGTGAACGGGTTTCGTGCCAAACCGTCCACATCGTAACCGCCTGTTTGCATCCGAGCTGCCTCAGCGGTGCGGAAACGTCTTTACCCAATTCAATCATCCATGTGCCGTAATAAACCATAGCGGCAATGTCGGCTAAAGAGTTGCCGTCGATAGGCAGTTTCGACTTGGCTTTGGGCGGTGCGTCCAACACTTCGCCTGTCAAGCCTGTGTGCAGGGTTAGCGCGTGGACATAGGCGACGGCTTCGGGCAGTTTGTCGGCGGGGATGTCTTCGATGGCTTCGACGTTGAAGCGTTGGTGAATCATACTGTACGCGGAGGAGTAGTCTATGCCTTTGCGTCCGACAAGCGCGGCAACGGCTTGGCGCAATCCGGTACGGTCGTCGGCGGTGGTTTTGGCGACGGGGCCGTCTGAAACTTTGCCGTTAAGTAAAGCTTCAATTTGTTCATCACACCAAACCGCAAATTTCGGATTAAGCCAACGGGCGAAGTGAATAGCGAGTTTGGGATGCAGCCATGTGCCTTGCGTGAAGTTTTTTGAATTACCCTTTTTGACGATAACTAATTGATTTTCATCTGTTAGGATTTTTGTCCTTTCACTCAAACTTTCTGCTAAAGCAGAGATATATTGTTGAGTTTGTTCGGTTTTTAAATAATCTTTGGGAAGTTTGCCAAAATGGGCGGCAATTTGAGTGGCATTGAGATAACCATCTTCACGGAAAGAAACGGCGATATTGCCGAAATTGAAAGATTGAACTTGATTCATTTTGATAGCCCTTTGGAAGTTTCTTAAATTGCCCTTGCGGGCGACCGCGTGGTTAAGAACCCTCCAAAGATGGGCGGACTTATTCCCCTTACGGGTATTGTATTCGTCGCCCACGCGGTCATAGAAACTTCCTGCTGCGCTATCGAAACAAACAACAAGGAAAGAAAACTATAGACATGAAAAAATCACATTGACGGAGTGATTGCCGCTGTTGATGTGGTTCTTACGCCACGAACAGGAATATAAAACAAACCCCCTGCAAATGCAAGGGGCTATCGATTATTTAATTAGGTTATGCCCATTGACAGACGTGGTTATACACACCTTCCATCACTGTATCCGGCACAACGGGAGAGTATTGTGGATACTGAGCAGTATCATCCCAAACAACTCTGCCATCTAATAAGAAAACAGTATATATAATCGCCAACCGTTTATTCTGGCAATCTGCTGAAAACAGAATCTTACTTTCATCCAGTTGTTTACCGTTGCCAATGTGTTGTCTTGTCGGATAGATGGTTCTAATCCAAATTTGAGTATTGGTAATCGTTTGGCTATCGTAGTATAAAATACCTCCAAGCTGAACACTCCTGCCCATCCGTACCCATCTCCCATCCACTACATCCCCAGCTTGATAGGCATAAGATGGAATGCAACTTAATATGAAAACTGCAATAATCAACATCTTCTTCATTATTCTCTCCAATAGGTAAATACATCTTTGGTCTAGCTATCGATTCTCAAGCTTCATCTGCACCGTTACCTCATCATAAGGCACAATCCTCTTCTGCTGCGTACACATCTCAATATATTTAGCTAAGTGCTTAATATAATGCGGTTCCACAAATAAAATAGTAAATTTCAAATCACGCTTCTCTGTTGCCGCCCAAGAAGTCGAAATATACCACCGCGAGAAGTCGTAATAGAGTAGTGCCGGATATTCCTCCTCTAGCCGCCGCGCAGCATCCGAATATTCGTTGCTGAAAAATTTCCGCACCAAGTAAGTTATCCGCCACAGTTTGTCATTACCGATCAGCAAATGGATGTATGAAACACCAGCTAAGAACAAAGCCATCCCCAGCACAATCACCAGCCCGGCTTCATGGCTCAACCAATACCCAAACAGCATCAACACGATAAAAACGCCAGCCAGCTTCATAATCTGGAGAAAGGCAATGTCCATGATGTTTCTAAATAGCGCACAGATATTTTCCCGTTCTAGTCTTTTGTATTTTGCATACAACTCTAAATCATCTACCAGGCTATTACGGCTCATTTCCCCTCTAACTCCTCTAGTGCAACACAAGCCAAATTAGCCGCGGTTTGATGCAACTGGGTTGCTTGGTTCAAAGCTACCGGTTTGGCTTGTTCGTTGTCATTATCACTAATAACATCGGTTTCACAGTTGATGTTAAAAATTCTATAGAAACCAAAATTACGTTCAAATTCAGTAATATCTTTTGCAGGAACAATAGCATAATGAGCAAAAGATTTCTCCTGTGCATTAGACGCGGTGCTGTGAAGTTCAGTAATAAGTTTCGGATCAACAAAAGCAAACCGTCCAGTTTTCGCGCCGGCATCCACAACGATAACAGTCTTCCATCGATAAATCTTATAACCGTTTGTCTGATTGGTGGCTAAATATATCCAATCAATGTTCTGCGGTCGCTGAACAGATTGCGCCAAAGCCAAACCTGAAACCAACATCAATAAGCAAAGCAATAATCTTTTCATTCCCCATCTCCTTTACACAATCCAACACTCCGCCATCATACCCCAAGCCCAACAAAAAAGGCAGCCTAAGCCGCCCTTTATTCCTGCCCTGCCTAAGCATAGCCGCTGAATGCATCCGTCACATCCGCATTGCCGGCGGCCTGGCTGACTTTCTGCATCGCCTCCGCGGCCTGGCCGGCCATCTCCATCTGCTGCGCCTGCTGTTGCTGTTGCGCACGCTGCTCGCGTACCGCCTGCACCTGCTCTTCCGGCAACATGATGGATTGATCCACGCCCAAGGCCGAAGCATACACATCCGTCAGCCTGTCGGCATCAATCTTATCCAACACCTCCGGCTTGAACTGCGCCACGCCGCCCACGGTCGAAATGAAGCGGTCGATGCTGTTGGTGGCCACGGCCTGCTGCGCCTGCGCCAACATCGACACCAGTTGGATATCAATATCCACGCCATCCAATTCCTCCGGCGGTGGAGGCAGCATCTGCGCCTCCTGCATGAAGTCGAAGGTGGTTTCAATCAGCGGGTCAAGCAACTCATTCTGCAAACGCTCCAGCACCGGCCCCAACATCAGCAGTTTTTCCTCATGCCGTTCCGCCACCTCCGTAGCCGTCATGTTCGGGTTTTGCTGATTGCTCAACATCAGGAATAAATCCGCATAGAAGGTACTGCGGATGCGCCCGCGCACATCCTGAATATCCTGCAACAGATGGTTCAAATCCAGCTGCACTTCATACAGCGGGCGGATACCTGCCTGCGAACCGGCAGTGTCGTTGTACACAATCCCGCCCGGCAGCCTATCCACATCCCGATACTTTAGGCTGGTCGGCACTTGCAGCGGCGGATTGGTTTTGTAGTCGATACCCTGCGCCTTGCGCAGCTGCTCGTGTTGCAACTGCTTAATATCGCCCAATGCCTCCATGCCCGGGCTGTGGCCGTAAATATCCCCGCCCGATACCGTCCAGCGCGGACACAGTGCCGGGAAACGCCTGAAGCCGCTTTCGCGCAGCACATCGTTCTCATCTGCCCCTTTTTCCAAATACACCGAACGCCACGGCATATTCAGCGCATCACGGCGCGAAGCATCCCGCTCCAAGCGCGGCTCGACGGCATGGATGATGGTTACCCAGCCGTCATAGTTCGCATTGTCATAGCGGCGGCGCAGGGATGGGCTGCAATTATCGTAGCCAAATTCACGCACAGTCTCCGCCACCGTCTTCTGGAACTCACGATACAGCGTATCCACCTCGCCTTTCCAGTTGGTCGCCACCGCATACTCCCCCACCGTCAGCGGGTAGTGATGCAGCACATCATCGAAATCCGGCAGGATGATGCTGGCCGCCGTACCAAACGCCCCCAGCTCCTCATACATCGCATGCAAAGCACGGTAGGTGTTTGAACGCTGGAAAATGGTGTGCATCAGCTTGGTCGTTTGGTCGAGCCACAACTTAACCGGCTGATACTGCATCAGGTCGGCATCCTCAATCGCCAGCTTAAACCACGGCCGCGCCGGGGAAGTCATGCCGCTCATCATCCCCGCCGCCAAGATACGCAGCGACTGTGTACCGGTGCTGTCGTAAATCTCATTGAAGCGCTTATCGCCGCGATTACGCTCATCTGCCAAAAAACGCCCGGAGCGCGGCAGCAGATGGCGGGAAATATCGCGCCAATGATCATCCCAAGAAGCTCGCTCCTTCTTCAGGTCAGCGTGCCGCTTTAGGATGCGTTTGCGTAAATTCGTGTCCATGTTTTACCCCAAGAGAGAGGTTTTGCCCAACAGGTTTTGCTTACCTAATTTCAGCTGGTCGTTTTCAATCCCATCCGAACCGGTCAGCATGGTGCTGCTTACGCCTCCGCCGTCCTGTTGAGCCGCCTGCAGCAAGCCGGCCGTATTGGCTTTCTTGCTGTTGGCTTTATTGAAATCGCGCTCCGCTTGCAAAGCCTGCTCCTTCGCCTGCTTTTCCGCCTGTGCTTGCGCTTGGCTTTGCTTCTTGTCCGCACGCTCGCCGGAGTAAATCGAATAACTGGTTCCCACTGCCGCTGCTACAGCGGCGATTACTGGTGCTGCTGGCATCGTCTCTATCCTTTCGTCAGTTGCCGTAAATAAACCACATCCTCACGGCGGCAACGCCGCGCAAGTATGCCTTCAAAACTGCTGCCCGGCTTGGCATGCCAGGCCACATAAGCCGCGCCACGCCGTGCCGCTTCCCGCTCAATCGTCTGCACTAAGCGCAAACCGGCCATCCCCACCCGATATTCAGGCAGCAGGAACAGCGCATCGTGCTGGCACATCAGGCAGTCATAATGCGGATGGCGCGAAAGGAAGGCTGAGCAGTAGCCCACCAGTTCGCCATCAACAAACGCCCCGGCAAACAGCAGATTACCCGCCGCCGCTACCGCCCGATACAGCTCACGGTTCAAGCTAACCTTGCCCGCCCAGGCCGCTTCCGTTTCCAAGCGGTGCGTCTCCGCCAGCTGCTGCTCAATCCAATCCATGTAGCGCAAACCATCATCTATCCGCACATCAAGCATAAGGGTTGTACCTCAACACATCTCTGTTCCCACCTGCCGCACGCAGGCTGTCGATTTTCGGCGTGTCCAGCAGCGCCAAGCAATAGGCACTCGCATAGTCCGGCGAACGGCCGATTTTCGCCACAATCTCCTCACGGCTCGCCACATAGATTTCCGCGCCGGACAACTTCCAAGTCGGTGCACACAAATCCGCCAGCAGGCGCGAATCCGGCGGCAGGGCGATGCCCGTATTGTTGGCCGGGTCGAGCGCCTCGCGCATCTGCCACCACAACTGCGAACGCAGATTGCGGAAGCCCAAGCGCCCCGACTTATCCCGCGCCGTCGATTTCTCCGCCACATTCACGCCAATCACTTGCTGCCGTGCTTCCGTCAGAAAATCAAACGGCGCACTGCCCACCCCGATCACATCGATATGGATTGGCGCACGGTTACGCAAAGCCGCCATCACCAAGCCCGCCGTAGCCGGACCGTCCGGCGTTTGGCTGCCCGGATACACCAGCGGCCGGTCAAACCACATCCCGTGCCGCCGCGCCAATACCGTCTCATCCTTGCCGCCGCGTGCTACGTCCACCCCCAGGCTGTCCATTTCAGGTAGCCTATCCAAAGGCTTCCAGCGCGCCATTGCCGCCTCCACCCATACAGTCGGGATAACCTGCCACGGGTCATCTTCAATCCCCGCGCTAAAATCCCCGTTCAGCATTTGCGAGCGCAACGGCTCAGGCAGCGATTGCAGCGTATTCACATAGCCCGTGCCCATCAGATACGGGTTATCCGTTACCCTAGAAGGGATAAACGTGCGAGCCAACGGCTTCACCACTTCCTCCGGCTTAAAGCTGTTGCGGTCGAACTCATACACCGGCACCCCGTCCTCCAATACAAATTCCCGTCCGTCATCCACCCACACATCCTTGCCGTCCACGCTGGCCGCATAGCGGATTTCCCCGCCCGCCGCCGGATTAGGAAACTTCTTATCCAGCCACGGCGCAAAGAAATCCACAATCCAGCGCCCCTCCGCCGTGGTCGGCGGGTTAAAGGTCAAGAGCGCCTGGCATTTCTGATTCGGGTCGGTCGAGCGCAGCCAGCCCAGCAGCGCCCGCACCTGAATTTCCAAAAAGTTCGCCGCCTCGTCAAATATCAGCAAGTCATGCGGCCGCCCCTGATACTTCTGCCAGTCGTCCACATACAGGCAGCTGCCCAGCTCAATCTGCCGCTTATCCAGCCGCCACACGCCTTTTTGGCTGTTGAAGCCGTCATCATTGCCGATCAGCTCGCGCAACCTGTCCACAATCCCTTGCAACTGCTTGGCATCGCGGCGCAGAATCAATACCTTTTGATGTTGTGTCAGCGCCTTGCCACAGGCCAAGTCCGTCTTACCGCCACCCGCCGCCCCGCCGAAGCCGATAATATCCGCCTGCGTGGTATAGGCCGACAGCTGTGGCCCAGGCAGCGGCAGCCACAGCGGCAAATCGCGCAGCAGGCAGTCCAACTCCTGCCGTTCCGCCTCAGTCAGGTAAGGCAGCAATTCCGCCACCTCGCGCGGCAATACATCATTCCCCATCTTTTCTTGCCTTCGCCATCGCCAACAAGCCCGCAATCTTGGCCGAACGCTCCGCATCCGAAATCACAATCGCCTCCCCGTCGCGCCCGCTCAGTTCCGTCCGATCCACAAACATACCCAAATGCTTGCCGATACTGTCCAACGCCCCTTTTTTATCAATCAGCTTCAGCTTCTTCACCCGGCCAATCATCTCCCCGTCATCGCCGATTTCCACCACATCCAACGACCCAATCACCGCCGCCACATCGTCATCCCATTGCTCCGGCGGCTTAATCCCCCCATCCGCCGTAAACAGTTTGCGCGGGTCGAAAAATGCAATTTTTGCATATTCCTCCAGCACCCTGTCAGCCGTGATTTCTGTTCTCTGTTGCTGTTTGCCGCGCGCCTCAGCAATCGCTTCCTGAATGTCAGGTTTTGTCAGGTTCTCGTGTCCAATTGCCCGCGCCGTACTCTCGCTATACCCCGCCCGAATCGCCGCCTGCGTGGCATTAAGATCCACCAAATATTCCTCAACAAACCTTGCTTGCTTTGGTGTCAGTTTTTCCATTTGTCCCATTGTAATCCTCCATCTCCGAATCCAAGTGTAACCACCTCTCCCCCCTGCAAATCGAACCCACCGTGCGTTGAGAAACTTGAAATGCCTCCGCCAGCAAGTGGTAGGCAATCCCGGCATGCCGCAAGCGCAGAATCGCCTTCGCCTCCCGCTCCGTCAGCTTTGCCATTCCATGATTTTCGCCCCGACACTTCATTCATCCCTCCGCCATTCCGCCAAACTCCACCCCATTGCCCGCCGACCACGCCTGGATATACTCAATCAAACTCGCCAACCGCCGCACACCCATCCGCGCCGTACTCTCCCGCAAGTTGATGACTTCCCCCTCCAAGCCAATCGCCATTTCAGCCGTGCCGCCGGTGGCAATCCGATGCCCCGACACAAAAATCATCTTCCATTGCTCGATTGAGAGTTTTTGGCCATTGAAAGTTTTCTGTTTCGCAATATCCCCCAGCATCGCATGCAACTTGGCATTCTGCTCATCCGTACGGTTTTTCTCCCGCACCTCCACCACCACCTTATCGCCCGACTGCAACAACGCTCCCGCCGCCTCATACGCCAGCCGCATCACATCGCGCTTATTATCCCGCGTAACAAAACGCTTAAACTTCTGCATCATTCAACCTCCCTCGCCTTCCTGCGGTACTCCGCCGCCAGTTCGCGCAAATCCTGCTTACCGTAATGCTTTTCCGACTGATCGGCCTCGATGCGCTCCACTTCGTCCAGCCCGATACGCCCAATCAAACCTTGTCGATACGCCACCACATTGCCCGACAAATGGCAATTACAGTGTTTGCATTGTCCGTGCACATTGCCCTCGTCAAAACGCAAATGCGGCGAACTGCCTACACTGCGGTAATGCCCCGCGTCGTAGCTGTTCGGCTCGCCGCCCAACGGCTTACCGCAACTAATGCAAGGCATCCCCCTGTCCCTCAACCTGATGTAACGGTTAAACGCCTGCTGTGCCTTTTTCGTCAGTTCCGGTATCGTTTCCAGCTTGTGCCGCATCGCCGCCGTCCTCGCCCGCTCCTTGCGCTTGGCTGCCTGCTCCGACTTGACGGCCGCCTTGCGCTTCTGTTCGCGCTGATACTCAATCCCGCAAGCCGGGGAGCAGACAAACTGCAACGGCCTCTGCTTTTCAAACACCGTGCCGCATACTTTGCATTTACGCTTAGCCATTCCGCCTCCTCAGCACCTCTTCCACCGCAATCTCAACACCAGCCCAACAACCGCCGCGCCCGACCCTCTTCCATCTCGCTCTTCCCCTTTCAACCTACATCCAAATTCGTCAACCGGCGGCATATCTACCCAAAGAGTGATGCCGATAAGTGCCGCTATCGCACCAAGCCCAATTAAAAACAGTGTCATCATTTTCGTCCTCGCTTAAATTTATTGCGTTTCAGCAGTTCCAATTCAGCTTTCAGACGTTGGTTTTCTGCTTTCAGTGTCGTGTCGGCTTTAACTTTTGAGATTGCGATAATCTCTGATTTCACTCGTGCAAGCTCTGCGTTCTTCGCTTCAATTTCCGCTTGCAGTTCTTCGATTTTCTTGTTCTTCTCTTCAGAATTTTTTGCCGACCCATTAACAATTTGTCTTAATCCGTTGATTGTTCTATTCGCCTCATTCAGACGGCTGAT